CGGCTGGTATTGATTTTGACTGGTAAGAACATTATTAATTTAAAATAAAATAATATGAAAAAACTTTTAGATTGTATTTACAGGATTTTCGAGAAATTCGCAGCTATTGGCAGCGACAAGTATCTGCATTTGCTTGTAGGTCTTATCTTAGCATTTATGCTTGGTAAGTTGTTTGCTAACGTTGAAGCGTGGGCGTATCCTGCTATTGTTGGTGTGTTGCTGCTAATGGTGGCAAAAGAGTCTGTTGATTATTACCTTCGCAAAGAACAGTTTGACTTTAAGGATATAGCTGCTGGGTTGGTGGGTTCAGTTATTGGAGTCTTAATGTGTCTGGTATGAATTATTTAGAGCAGTTTAAGTACGTGATTTGTACTGTGTTGAGCGGTTTGCTCACCTTTTTCTTCCCAATTAAGGATTTAATGTACGCAATGTTTACTGTATTCTTTGTAAATTTTGTGTTTGGTGTCATCGCAGGACAGCTCAATGGTGAAGATTGGAGTTGGAAAAAGGCAGGTGTATTCTTTGTACACTGTGGTCTATTTTTCTTTGTAACATCATGCGTGTTTGTCACTGGTAACTTTATGGGACCAAAGGAGGAAACTTACGGAGTCGTAAAGCTGTTATGTTGGGTGGCAATATGGTTCTATGGAACAAATATTGTTCGCAACTGGCAACTTATGATGGTCGAAGGTACGACTATGTGGAAAATCGCAGGTTTCATTTATTACGTCCTTACATTAAAGGCTGTTGAGAAGATACCATTCCTTAGTGATTATTTGAAGACTGCACACGTGGATGTCAATGATAATAATGATGATAAACCAAAATATGATTAGAGAGTATGGCAAACTTTACAATAGCAGAGCTGGTACAATCCAGCACTGCTGAACAACTCAAGATAAACAACAACCCTCCTTCTATTGTGAAGGTTCACCTTACAGAAACGATAACTCTTTTAGAGAGTATTCGTGCGGAATGGGAGAAGTATTGCGAGGCTCACAAACTCGAGAATCCTGCTATCCGTGTGACAAGTGGCTACCGCTCACCAGAACTGAACAAGGCTGTAGGAGGTGTAAAAAACTCTGCACATGTAGAGGGCTACGCTGCTGATTTACAGCCTGTCAATGGTAAGCAGGCAGAGTTTGAACGCTTCATGGCTAACGAGTTCTCCAAGAAGGGGTACGCATTCGACCAGATTATTATCGAGAAATCTAACACATCACGTTGGGTGCATGTAGGCTATAAGCGTGCAGACGGGAAGCAACGCAGACTGTGTTTCACATTAAAGGTGTAGTTATGGACGACAAAGAAATTAAATACTACGTGTATTCAATGTTAATCCTTATTGGATTACTTGCACTTACGGCTCTCTGCCTCACAAGCTGTTCACATAGAGTGTATGTTCCTGTGCAGTCTATTCGCACAGATACTATCTACATGTCAAGGAAGGATAGCGTACATATCAAGGATAGCTTAATCACTCGACAGGTGATAAACATCCGTGATAGTGTCGCTATTCATGACAGCGTTGTTATCATCAAGGACGAGCAAGGCAACATCAAGGAGAAATTGATAGTTCGTTATCGTGACCGCTGGCATGCCACTGAGGATAATCTGACGCTTCAAAGATTGATTGACCGCTACAAAGCAAGCAATGACAGCTTGCGTGCTACCAAGAAGGAACATATCGAGGTTCCTAAGGTCATTGAACGAGAGTTAAGTAGGTGGCAGAAGATAAAGATGGATGTTGGAGGTTGGGCTATCGGTGCTCTTTCTGCTACTCTGTTAGCTTCTATTGCTTATATCATTATTTGGCTTCTGAAAAAGTATAGGCGGATTTAATGAAGCACATCAAGGTATATATCACAGAAAGTCGCACAAAGGATAATCGCTTCGTACAAGCTTCTATCCGTGGCATCGAAGACAATACGGGTGAGAGTTATTCTTCCTCTCACCCTAAACTTCTTCAAGACATCATCTGTCACGCTCTATCTCTTGCGCACGGTGTCGAGGTAGAGGGTAACAACGCATTTACTTATACATTCCCATTCAAGCTATCTTAATATGACGATAGAAAAACTCTACTTAGAACATAAACAGACAGGCGGACGACTGACCGCTGATGAGTTTAACAAGTTGCCCGAGAAGGTCAACGAGTTAATCGATGCACAGAACTCTGAGGAGGAACGTGTGAAGAAGACGATTGCAAAGAACCGTCCTACGCTCGGACAGATTTCAAATGTAAATACTGAGGTTGACGAACTCACCTCCGAGACATGTGTACTCGTATGGAACGGTGATCAGTGGGTTCCAATGAAGCTGTCTGAACTTAATATTGGACAAGGAGGTGGAGGACAGCAGCAGACTATCCTCTATTACTTGCGTGCTATCAATCAGTCTCCTTCTACCACTCTCTCAGCTTCTAAGTCAGCAGGTGAGTGTGCAATCAAGTTTATGTTCGTGTCTCGCACTAAGGATGTTGGGCAGGCGGATTATATTGATAGCGGTGAGTGGGGAACATACGAAATCTTCGCTAAGGCTGGCGATGGTACGTTCGTGTCTAAGGCTCGTGGTCGCTGTCAGTCGAACACAGTTACAACTGTTGATGTGTTCAAGTTCCTTGAGAGCGGACAAAATAACATCATGGTAAAGATTACAGGTGAGGTAACAGGGCAAACCTCTCCTGCCTTGGTCTATTCAATCACGCTGTCTGCTCTCTTCCTTTCTATCTCTGAGTTCAATTGGTGGAAGGCATACCAAGGCGACATTGTGCTGCCGTGTTACATCAGCGGTAACATCTCTAAGACCTTGCACGTGAAGATTACTGGTGAAGGTTACGAACAGACGTATGAGCGTCAGTTCGGTACTGCCACTTACACCTCGTCGCCTGTCGCTTATACCGTTCCATTTACGAATAAGACTGGTATCTTCCATCTATCTGCTTGGTTGTCAAATGAAGACAATACGGTCCAAACTACACCAGTTGGTTACGACTTTATGGCGGTGGCTAATAATGAAGTTGTAAAGATGGTTGTCGTTAACAATAAGGCAGAAAAACTGCTTAACTGGTACGAGAATAAGGTACTGGAATATGCAGTATATGACGGCAAGGCGGTAACGACACCGCTGTCAATCTTGATGAAGAAGGATAATGAGGTGCTGCAAGAGAATGTTTCAGAGAATACATTGACACAGACAAGGATGCAGTACACACTTTCTCTTGAGGTTGAGACTATAGATAACTCCGACTTTACTGCGTTAATCGGTTTCAGAACTCACCCAACGGATGAGGTGCGTTTGCGTGATGCAATTCCATTCCCTGTGGATAACTCGCAAGGTTATTCAGCTACAGCAGGTGCGGTATTCTATTTCAATGCAAAGAATAGAAATAACACCGACACCGACCGCAACATTCTCCGCAATCTTATCAATTCAGATCATATCGGTTCTGAGTGGCAGAACGTTGCCTTCTCACGTGATGGTTGGGTGACTGATGAAGAAGGTGCACGCACATTGCGCTTGCTCGCAGGGTCACGCCTTACTATCGATTACAAGCCATTCGCCAAGGAGGCAGCGCAGAGTGGTAAGACCATTGAGATAGACTATCAGATTAATAACACTTCTGATTACGATGCAGAGTGTATCTCGATAGCTATGCCGTATCAGAAGGGTTATATCGGTCTGAAAGTAAAGCCTTCTTCTATTATGTTCGCAACCCGTAGTGAGCGTAATGCTGATGTGCAGGCTATGAATACTGATGATGGTGTACGCATTCGTCTGGCACTCGTGATTAGTCCTAAGAAGTACACCTACGTCTTGAATGGCAACACGTATTATCTTAACCTCGTCTATCTCTATATTGACGGTGTCGAAGCTCGTAAGTTTGCTTACTTGCTTACTGACTCTATGCAGATAGGTTCAGGCGGTGGTATCGTTATAGGCTCGGATAAGGCTGACGTTGATTTGTATTCTATTCGTGTGTATGACAGTGCAATGGACGCTGCTAACGTCCATCAAGATTATATCAATGCCTTGTCGACCGTAGGTGAGAAGAGTGCTGAAAAGTTAGACAATGACATCTACGATACGCTCGGTACCACGGTAGACTTTGACAAGGTGCGTGGTAAGGTAAATGTCTTTACTTTTGATAAGCCATTGCCTGCGTATGAATATGGTAAATCATACAAGCCTAAAGGCACGTTGGAAATCTATCCGAAAGATGGCAATACGAATCTTCTTCGTTTGACGATTACCAATTTTCAAATGCAAGGGCAGGGTACGTCGTCAATGCTTTACTACTTTTGGAACTGGAAAGGGAAATTGTCTTATGATTCGACTGTCATCTATGAAGATGGTCAGACCGCTCAAAAGAAGTTCAAGTTTTTCATGAACCTTTCAAAAATATCTAAACTGACAGGAAAGAAGAACACTGCATCTTCTATGCAATACCACAAGATGGGCTCTGTGAACTCATTTACCGACTTATGGAAAGCTGTTGGCTTAACTAATGAAGGTGTCGAACAGAACAGCGAAGCAAGAGTATCTATCTATCAAGAGACATTCGTTGGATTTGAGAAGCAGACGGCAGAGGACGGAACAGTTACATACAAGTTCGTCGGTCTCTTTACACTCGGACCCGACAAAGGTGATGCTGCGACCTTTGGATATGACAAGGACCTTTTTCCAGACCTCTTATCTATCGAAGGTTCTGATAACTCGCCACGCTTGACTCTCTTTCAAGTACCTTGGGACAAACGAAGAATCCGCTACAATACGGAAGAAGAAGCCTATCAGTACCAAGTCTCTGAACTCTCTTGGGAGAACTGTTGGGATTTGGATTACGCTAACCTCCCTGCAGATGATAAGACTACAGCAGACAATGAAACCCGTCAGCGAGCAGAGCAGCTCGTAGAGTCGTATATCACAGCTTATAATATTATCTATTCGTGTAACACATTCATTGAGCCATTCAATGGTACACTTGACGAGTTAAATGCTGATCCACACTCGACGCACATTGAGTATTGGATTGCGAAAGAAGGTGATCCTAATCAATACAACCTATACTATTACGATAGCTTGTATAAGAAGTTCTGCCCTTCAACACTCGACAGCGGTGTGGCGGTGGTTAATCTCCGTCAGCAGTTAGTCGGAGATAAGTACGGATTGCCAGAGTCTGTGTTCAACTCGATTAGTGACGCAGCCCAGCTCAATGAGTTATTCA